ATAGCTCTTCTCCAGAGCCTTTTAGATTCTGAACTCGTCATGGTTATTAAGTTGTGTAAATAGTAATCAGGTGTTGGTAGTAATGGGGTCATTTTTTGCGACTTTTACGGTTAATTGATGGCTTTTGTTTTCTGCCCTTGGTTGTGCTACCCTTATAATGTGCGGCATCGAGGCCGTCACGGTTGCCATATGTACCAAGTTTCTTATTAAGTTTGTTCGCATTGACTCGTATTGCTAAACCTTTTGGTGTTTTGTTGTATTTAGCCTGCTGCTTGCGACGCTTGGCCGCAGCTTTAGGATTCTTTTTGTAGTAACTAGAAGTTTTTGCCATAGACTTTTCTCTTGACTAAAGATGGATCTACAGTTGGTATGATCTTGTTGAGCTTATCCAAGGGACTACCCTCGTAAGCGACACCTGTAATGTCATTGGTTTTTAGCCAATCACAAGCTGCCTTTAGATCTTGTACTGTTGCTTCTCCACTTTTAATTCTGCGTAGAAAGTCCTCTGTAACAAGGTAGTGTAGCTCGTTAAAACTCTCTTCTGTTGCTTTCTTGGGTATAACCCTTGGATTCTCCATTATTCCTCTGGTAATAAGTTCTTCTTGACAAGAGCTGTTAGCTTGTCATCTACTGTGTTGTCAGTAGTCTTACTGTATGCTTCTAGTAGCTTGACTACAAGCTCTTTTACAGCTGTGCTGCCCAAAAACTTGAACAGTATAGGTTTGATAAGTGCGATCATAATGATGGTGTGTCTAAATCAGGGTCTGGTGTTGTCTTTTTTCTTTTGGCTTTTTCAGCTTTAGCTTTTTCTTTAGCTATTGACTCTTCAATTTGTCTTGATAGTGTGCTCATTTTTTCCAGAATTTCTTTTTTTCTTTTGGTGGTTTTAATGCAGATATAGGTACAATGTCTTGACACAATACTTTCATCTTAGATTTTGGATGATATGTAAAGCCACGTTGCATCAGCTCTGCACATTTTAATGCACGAACTAGCTCATAGTCTAGTCGCATTTTTTCTTCTTGACGTTTAGCTATATCTTTACATAGTCTATATCCACTTTTATCAAGCGGAACCATAAAGTTAACTTGAAACCCCCAGTTCTCGTTAAGCTGATAACTAGACGGGTACAAGTCCCTAGAATCTTCATCATGTGAGTAAGGGTTTGTATGGCTGCCCATGTAGAAAGGGCTAAAGGTCATGGTAGACCCATTACATTGAATGTTTGGGCCGTATATCTGCCGTGACGATGCTCCATTATTTTGGAACTGTACGGCTTGGTTTGTCACGTTTCCCGTAGCCGCAGCTACAGGATTAGACGTGTTGTTTGTATCACCCTCTTCAGCATATACAGGCGTATAACTTACTGCGAGAATACAGAGAGTGAGGTAGTAGTAGAGTTTATAGTATAGTTTGTTGTTGTATCCCACTGCTCTACGAGCCCTGCTGCTCGAGTAGCTGTTTCTAAGCTCCAATCTGCTGTTGGATCGGTTACGGAGAATGTTGTGCCAGTTCCGGATATATCTGCGGAAGGAGTTACATTTGAACCTGACCAAGTATTTACAGCTGCTCCAAAGACTTGCTTCTGCGTTACTTCTGTTATAGTTTGTGTGGTGGTAGTTGTTGAGTTCATTGACCCTGTTGTAAACTGAGGGGTCACTGTGTTTGCTCTTGCTACTGCGGGTGACAACAATGCTAAGAGAAGGATCCATTTCTTCATTGTTTTGGTTGTTGTTTGTCTTTTTCACCTTTTGTTCTACCAGTCGATAGCCCAAATGTGGCTAGTGCACCAGTAAAGATAGAAGCCACGAACGTAATGTCCGATGATGCTCCAGTCTTTTTTACCATAGGTAACTCGACATAGTTTAATGTGATAATAAAACCAGACCAGATTACAACTCCTAGACGCACTGCTGCACCTAGTATGGCCATCTGTTCGTCATGGTCATCTACATTCTCTTTTATTTTTTTGAGGATGTTTTTCTTTTCTGGCGGTTTTGTTTCCATTTGTTAATCTTGCCTTGTAAGAATTTTTGTACTCTTTTCTTTACCTGTTCAAACAGAGGTTGTGTAATAGTTGTAGCTGCTACGGCAACTGTAGCTGTTACAGTAGCAGTAACTAAGACTTCTGTCGATGGTAACGGGATACTAGGTAAGGGTGGAAAGTATATTTTTGGTGGCGGATTCTCTTCGGTCTGCACTTCCTTTGTGCCTTCGGGCCTTCGTAGATTGCTCGGAGGTACGACCAAAGGTTGATATGAGGGAACATCTGCTGTAGGGAGAGGTAATGAGGGGGTTTCTATATGTATTGCTTTAGGAAGTTCTAAAACAGGTATCTCCATTAGTATTTACTCTTTCCAAGCGTAACAGCAGCATTTTGCTCGCTGAAATCTTCAGTTGTCCAGATAGATGTTTTGCCATCCTCTTTTTTGTATGCCTTGATAATTTCAAGGTGTTCAACATTTCTTCTTACTTCGTCTTTCTGCTCATCTGTTAATGATGATAAAGCTGCAAGAGTGTTGATGACGGTAACACTATCTCCAGCATTTTTAAAAATAGTCGCTACTTCTTCTACTGTTCTTTCCATTATGGTTTAGGATATTTGTCTTTAATAACTTTGATATCTGCCTTCCAAGCGTCAATACCTGAGTGATAGATTTTATCAAGCTGATCTTGCCAAGATGGATACTCGGCTGCTCTATCTCTCTGATACTTTGTAGCAGCCCACTCAGCGTCTATAGCTGCACGAGCTTGTTTTACTTTTTCGTCGTCAATAGTCACTAAATTAGCGTCTTTATCGTACGCTCCTGTTGCGCTGTTTATTGATACAACCGTGCCAGCGTAAGCACGGTAAATTGCTTCATGATCCATAATTATAATAAATAAATGTTAAACTGCTATTTCTAGTAATGTTATGTTAGACTCTCCATCGGTACTAGCTAAACCGGGTTGGGCATATATTAATGATGAACCAGTAGGGTTATATACTCTGATTTGTGTTTTATACACATGAGTTCCAGAACCGGGAGTATCTAACTTGTGCGAGTTATGCCTAAAATAATAATCTACGTTACTAGCCATATTTCCAATATAATACTGAGCTGGGCCTATACTATCTGTTGGATGTGCATCTGCTATAACGTCTGAATTTCTTAAAAGACGTACTCCTCCACCAAGGGCAGTAGTCATAGATAGTCTCATCGACTGATCTATTAAGACTAAAACTTTATTACTGCTGCTTGTTAAAGTAATAGTAGCTGATAAATTTGTATCTGTATAACTACCATTACCTTCGCTTACGGGAGTATCTGTTGTACCAGTTACAACTTGAATAACATGACCCGGAATCTGAGTCGTACCATTTGAGTTAAGGATAATATTGTTAGAACTAGAGGAAGCGTGTTTAATATTTGTTGTTGCTAAAGTTGCCATTATGCTGCCACCTCCATTAAGATTATATGAGAAATTGCATCTTGAACATCAGCAGCAGAGTGTTGAGCTTTAAGAACTGCATTTGTAGCCGCTTGATATATTCTCATCTGTGTCTTGTAGGTAAGTTGTTGTCCAACTGTATAACTAGGTGAATCCATATGAGTCATGTTATGGCGCAAATGTAAATTTAAAGTAGTTGCACCTCCATGGCTGCTAAAATAGCTAAATGGGCCAGTACTGTTTGCGGGACTATGTTCTATTACTGAAAAACTTCCGCTTGCTACTTTTCTAAGAATATTTAAACCGCCTCCATTACCACTATCATATGTGTTTACTGCAAGTTGCTGAGAAATACTAATTAAAATTTTACTACCCGCTGCTGTCGGCGTAATATTTGCGGTTAAATTAGTATCTATAAATGTAGTGCCACCAGTGCTAGCTTCAGTAGTGGTTGTTGCATTTACTACTTGTAAAATCTTACCTAGACCTCTATTACCAGTTCCCGGTAAAGTTAACTCAAATGCACTATTGCTAGTTGTACTAGCTGGTGCTTTGATTGCGACTGTTCCTCCACCACTATCAGCTGTTAATTTTATTTGACTCATGATGGAACCTCTAGGATTGTTATTGTTAGTGCACCACCACTGTTGTAGTAGTTAGTGCTATAGCTAGGCGGAGAGCTATATCCATATACTCTTATACCTAAAGATGTAATACTACTTGCACTAGGTTCATAAAGTAAATGTGTACCCATTGAACGTTGGGTTTGCATACTTTGTGAATACCCACCAGCTGTACCTTTAGCACCTATGCTTGTATAAGTTCCGTTATTTTCAGAATAATATAACCTAAATCCCATTACGGATCCTTGGTTATTAATTATATGCCCAGCAGTAAAAATTAATAAAAAATTACTACTAGAGTCTACAGGCGTTATTGTCGCTTCACATCCTAAATACCCGTCGACTTGGCTTGTTCCTGTAACGCTGGTAGTAATTTGGCCAGTGGTTGTACCTGTTGCAACTTTTCTTATTTGCCCAAGCTTTATCTCACTAGCTAAATCGGCACTTTGTATAATCCCATCTGGTAAACCACCAGCTGATATACCGGTTACTGTGCCATTCCCGTTTAATGTAATTGACATAATTTATACGATTGTTACTGTCTCTCCCGCACCGATAGTAAGAGTGACACCATTATTTATAGTTATAGGCCCAGCTGCCATGGCATTTTTATTGTTAGTTATAGTATAATCTGTTGTCATAGTTTGGTCGTTTTCAGTAAAAATTTCATCTGATCCACCACCAGTTGGGCCACCTCCGCCGGCAGCAGCAGCAAATCCAGCTTCACCGTTAGAGTCTACTGTTAGTACATGACCTTCAGTAGGTGTACCACCATTATCTTTAAGTGTTACATTTATACCGGGTATTCTAAACTTGGTTATATCTGTGTTACCTAAAGTTATTTCATTAGAAACAGTTGAACTACTTGGATCAGTAGATTTACCAATAATTATATTATTAGATCCAGTTGTTAACCCATTTACACCATTAGTCGCACCACCTTCATATCCAATACAAACATTATCAGATCCACTTGTAACAAATTGTCCAGCAGACGAACCTAAATATACGTTGTTATCTCCAGTAGTTGCGTTTCTACCCGAATAGTATCCTACTGCTGTATTTCTGATTGCACTAACAGCATAGTATAAACTCTGTTGACCAATCGCAACTGTAAGACTTGGAGATGTGGTTGTAAATGCAGCCTCTTTACCAATAACTACATAATTACTTCCAGTAGTGATGTTTGCACCAGCAGAATGACCTATACAAACTCCGTCACTGCCAGTAGTAACATCTAGACCAGCACTAGTGCCTATAAATGTATTCTTCTCACCAGAAGTCAAAAATTTACCAGCATTTTGACCAAATGTTGCATTTGCACCACCAGTTGATAAATGTTGACAAGCACCTGTTCCAACA